AGGCTTTGTATATCTTTGAGGAGATATACCAGCAGAAGCTGACCAACAAGCGGGCTGTGGAGCTTATCAAGCCGAAGGCAGAGTTTAGGCGGGTAATCGCTGATTCTGCAGAGCCGAAATCAATCGCTGAAATGCGAGGGCTGGGGCTTAACATCGCAGGAGCCCGCAAAGGCCCCGATTCGGTTGATTTTGGTATGAAGTGGCTGCAGGGCAGGGCGAAAATCTACATCGACAAGCAACGGTGCCCGAACACCTACAAGGAATTTGTGATGTATGAATACGAGAAGAACCGCCAAGGGCAATTCATAAGCGCCTACCCTGACCTAAACAACCACGCAATAGATGCCTGCCGTTATGGATGTTCAGAAGTCATGCGGGCGGGCGGCATGAGTATATTCAAGTAAGAGGTGAGACAATGGAGCTGGAAGCAGCCAAAAAATTGATAAATAAGCATGTGCAAGGCCACGCTGATTTCATGGCCAGGGCCGCCGAAGGTGACCGCTATTACAGGGTGCAGAATGACATCATCTTCCGCAAGGCGAAGCACCAGAAGGATGAGGCCAAGACAGACAACCCTCTGCGCAGCGCTGACAACAAGATTCCCTTTTCCTTCTATCAGCTACTGGTCAATCAGAAAGCAGGGTACATGTTCACAGCCCCGCCTTTGTTCGATGTGGGGGATGAGAACCTAAACAAGGTCATAGCGGAAACGCTGGGGGACAGATACCCGCAGAAGGTCAAGGAGCTTTGTGTCAATGCCAGCAATGCAGGTATAGCATGGCTCCACTATTGGCAGGATGAGCACGACGGCTTTTCCTATGGCGTGGTGCCCAGCTATCAGATTATCCCGATATGGTCCCACAAGCTGGACAAGAAACTGCTGGCGGTGTTGCGAGTCTACAAAGACTTTGACGATGCCGGCGATGAATGGGATATATACGAATACTGGACAGACACCGCCTGTGAGGCCTTCCGAAAGCCTGCTGCGGATGAAAGTTTCGATGGACTGACCTATTACCCTATGTTTACGGACTTCTATTATGCAGGGCTGACCGATTCAGAAAACAAGGTGCTGCATAACTGGGGGCGGGTGCCTTTCATCCCCTTCATGAATAACAACATAGGAGCCCGCGACCTCGACGCGGTGAAAGGCCTTATCGACACCTACGACAAGACCTTTAGCGGCTTTGTGGATGACCTGGAGGATATACAGGAAGTAATACTGGTGCTCACCAACTACGGCGGGCAGGACATGGGGCAGTTCTTATCTGACCTCAAATATTACAAGTCGATTCAGGTGCAATCCTCCGGCGATGGAGATAAGAGCGGTGTTTCGACTCTGAATATTGATATCCCAGTCGAGGCCCGCGATAAACTGCTGGAGCTGACCCGCAAAGCTATCTTTGATACAGGGCAGGGGATTGACCCCCAGCAGCAGGGCCTTGACTCCACGAGTGGCGAGGCTATGAAGTTCCTGTATGCACTGCTTGAAATCAAAGCAGGCCTCATGGAAACAGAATTCCGCATAGGCTTAGCAGATTTGGTGAGAGCCATCTGCAGGAGCTATGGGCGGGAAGCTGGGCAGGTCATTCAGACATGGACAAGGACAAGCATCCGCAACGATGCCGAACTGGCCTCCATGTGTTCTGACTCTGTGGGGATTATCTCCAAGAAAACCATTTTGAAAAATCACCCCTTTGTAGAGGATGCCGAAAAAGAAATCGAACAGCTGGAGAAAGAGAAAGAAGCTGAAATGGAAGCGGCCAACATCTACCAGGGCGATTTGCCAAATGATGATAAGGACCCGGAAGCTGGGGAAGGAGGTGAAAACGACGATGTTTGAACTACTTTGCCAGTACGCAAGGAAATTCGGGCAGGATTTCCCGATTTCCAAGGTGATGGACACATCCAATGAAAACGGCGTTGTTCAGCTGGTGCAGAAATGCCTTGCAGAAAACAAGCCGTATGGTGGCGGTAAAAAGAAAGATGCTGCCAAGACCTCTAAATAATTTCCTTTAGCGGAGCAGGTTACCGCGTAAAAAACCGTAAGGAGCGAATGAACAATGAAGATTGAAGAACTGCTTAAAAAAATCGGTGTTGCCGATGACAAGATGGCCGAAGCTGAAAAGACGGTAAAAGACTACCTCGAAAATGACTTTGTTTCCATATCTCGTTTTAACGAGGTGAACGAGTCAAAGAAGTCACTGACTGAACAGCTGGCAGAACGTGACAAACAGCTTACCAGCTTGAAGAAATCGGCTGGCGATAACGAAGGCCTCAAGAAAGAAATTGAAGCCTTGCAGTCGGCGAACAAGCAGCAGAAAGCCGAATTCGAGGCACAGGCCAAAGCCTTGAAGATTGACACTGCTGTAAAATTGGCCATCGCTGACAGCGCCCAGGACACCGATATTGTGGCGGGCCTCATCGACAAGAACAAACTTATCTTAGGTGATGACGGTAAGATTACCGGCTTGACCGAGCAGGTGGAGGCATTGAAGAAGGATAAGAGCTTCCTTTTCAAGGCCACACCGAACAAACCGAATTACAGCCCGAATGGCGGGGGCAATCAGCCGCCCACCACCAACCCCTTCAAGAAGGAAACCTTCAACTTGACGGAGCAGGGCAAGATGTTGAGAGAAAACCCCGAACAGGCGCGAGCAATGGCAGCCGAAGCGGGTGTTTCGATTGGATGATTTAAGGAGGATTAAAAATTATGGGTACTACTTTAGCTGATGTTATTGTTCCTGAACTTTTCACGCCGTACACGGTAGAGAAAACCATGGAGCTTTCCGCATTGTTCCAGAGCGGCATTGTCGCTCATTCCCCGGAGTTCGACCGTCTCGCAAGTGAAGCGGCCCCGGTGCATAATATGCCTTTCTTCGAGGATTTGACTGGTGACTCTGAAAACGTGGTGGAAGGCACCGACCTGACCGCCGCTAAAATCACCAGCAAGATGGATGTGTCCACGACCATCCGCCGCGCTAAGGCATGGAGCGCCACCGACCTTTCCGCTGCACTGGCAGGCAAAGACCCCATGGCCGCTATCGGTTCCCTCGTTGCTGGCTTCTGGGCCCGCGATATGCAGAAGGAACTCATTAACACCCTCAATGGCGTGTTCGGCTCCTATACGGCTGACAGTGCCACCGTGACCCCGCTGCAGGACCACATCCTTGATATTTCGGGCGGTTCCGGCAATGCTGCCAAGATTTCCGCATCCGCTTTCATCGATGCCTGCCAGCTCCTGGGCGATGCACAGGGCCAGCTCACTGCAGTTGCTATGCACTCTGCAACCAAGGCATACCTCAAGAAGCAGAACCTCATCCAGACGGAACGCGATTCCACGGATGTCGAATTCGATACCTACCAGGGCCGCCGCGTAATCGTTGACGATGGTTGCCCGGTAGCAGATGGCGTTTACACCACCTACCTGTTCGGTAACGGCGCTATTGCATACGGCAATGGTTCCCCTGTGGGCTTTGTGCCGACCGAAATCGACCGCGACAAGCGCAAAGGCTCCGGCGTTGATTACCTCATCAACCGCAAGACCTTCATCCTGCATCCGCGCGGAATTAAATTCACCGGCGCTGTTCGTGCTAACCAGGAAACTGTAAGCCGTGCAGAACTGGCCAATGCCCAGAACTGGCAGCGTGTTTACGAGCCGAAGGCAATCCGCATGGTATGCTTCAAGCACAAAATCTGATTTGCAGGCTGATTGATGCCATATAGGAGGTGATTCTGACATGGCGAACAAGCGGAAAAGGACTGCTTACCTTGCGACCAGGAACCGAGGGCGGGGAGAGAAGGACAACACCGAGTATTGGCGTGATAGAGCCATCGAGCGGGAAGCCTTATGGAATAATAAGAGCCGGTCAACGGTTGAAAAGGAGCTGGCGGAGCAGTACCGAAAAGCCGCCCTTGCCATTCAGGATGATATTGCCGTCTTATATGGCAGATTTGCCACAGATAACGGCTTGACCTTGAAGGAGGCCAAGGCACTGCTCACAGGGCGAGAGTTCAAAGAATGGCGAATGAGCCTCGAAGAATACACGGCGTTATCAGCTCATGATAATGCTATCCTTCGGGAACTGAACACCCTCGCAATGCGGCCCCGGATTAGCCGATTGGAGAAACTGCACGGCGATATTCTGCAGGAGCTCTACAAGCTGGGCAAATCAACCTGCAAGAGCTTAGATACATTCCTGGGCGATGCCTACAAGGACAATTATTACAAGGGCCTGCAAGAGATAGGAAAGACCGTAGGGCTTCAAAATGCCATTTCAGCAGTCAGCACAAAGACACTGGAAGGAGTATTGAGAACCCCATGGAGCGGGAAGAACTATTCCGAGCGGATATGGACGAACCACAAGAGGCTGGCTGATACGTTGAAAGATACGATTTCAGCAGGGCTTCACAGGGGCTTGTCTGTGCCGAAGCTGTCACAGATGGTGCAAGAACGTATGGGAGTAGGCCAGCATGAAGCCACAAGGCTTGTGCGAACCGAATTGACCTATGTTCACAACCAAGCAAATCTTGACAGCTTGAAGGAGGGCGGGTTCAAGTATTATAAGTTCGTGGCAACGCTGGACAAGCGAACCTCCAGCATGTGCCGGGACCGTGATGGAGAGATTATTCCCATCGAGGATGCGGCTGCTGGAAAGAGTCTGCCACCACTTCACCCTCATTGCCGGAGCACCATTATCGGGAGCCTGGGCGAAGGGAAGGGCGGCAAGTCCGGCTCAAGGATTGCCAGGGATAGCAAGGGGAATACCCTCTATGTCCCACGGCAGATGAATTACAATGACTACAAAGCCGTTTATATTGACCGCTCAAAATCTTTTGCAAAATGGGCGGAGGAAACAGGATTCGAGGGAGCTTTGGCGAAGTATACACCAAAACCACCTGTTCAAGATGGCAACAGCGGTGGTATAATTGAGCCAAAGGAACCGAAGGAGCACAGCAAGGCCTTTGATGACCTGAAACAGGCCCTCATCAATCATAAGGTGGAGGAAATGCCTGTGGAGGAACTGCCGAAGCAGCTGACCAGTAACGAGATTATTGAAAGGCTGGCGGGCGGTGACCTCACAAAGGGCTCATGTGCCTCTTTAGCACTTGCCTACATCGGGAACCGGCACAAATTGGATGTGCTGGACTTCCGAGGCGGGAGAAGTCAAGATTTCTTCTCCCTCATGATGCGTATTCGCCAGATAGCAAATCTCCCCGGCGTGAAGGCCGAAACCTTCACTGTCAAGCGAGAGGCTGGCGATGTGGCCAAGTATCTTTTATCTGATGCTATCAGATACGACAAAGAATATTATCTGGCCACCGGCAAACATGCAGCCATCATCCGAAAGACGGAAGATGGCCTCGAATACCTTGAGCTTCAATCGGGGAGGTCAAACGGCTGGAAAACCTTCGGCCCCGATGAAAAAACTGTGGTGGGGACACTCCGAAGGAGGTTCGGCTGCAGAAAGACGATTGATAAAAGCCGTTACACCGATATGGTGAGAGAAAGGCCAGTCATTGTGATGGAAGTTGATAGTTTTGCCGACAATGAGGAATTCAAAGAGATTCTGGGCTATATCAACACTGCTAAGGACAATCAGAGGAAAGGAAGTGGAGGCTTTGAAAAATAAAACCTTTTACAAAGAAGAACCTCATCACAAAATATGGTGGGTGGATGACCCTGAACGTGTGGGCGTGTGGGAATTCAGCTTTGATAAAAAGAAGATATTCAACCTCTACGAAGATTATCCCCATAATCTGACCAAAGAGCAGAAAGAAATCTTTGACCGTGAAAACCCGGACTGGAAAGAATACTTTGCCGACCGGGTGACGGCGTAATTAAATAGCATAGTAAGCACTTTGCAGAAAATGTGAAGTGCTTTTCTTATGCCCATTTTTAGGAAAGGAGGTGCGGTACATGGCTGATTTGACACCGCAGGAGGCAGCCGAAAGAATTATCAGCGTAGCCAAAACGCTGCTGGGCGATGACGGCACCGAAAAGGATGCCATCTATCAGATTTATGCTGACAAGCTCATCCTCGATGTGCTGGACTACTGCAACAGGGAAGATTTCCCCCAGGCGCTTGTTTATACCTGCGCTGATTTGTTGGTGAAGCGATACGATGACAGCTCCAGCGACACCAACGGACTGAAATCCGTCAAAATGGATGATACGGAATTCCAGTTTAATGTGCCTGCTGCTACTGCCGGAACTTCCGCCGATGCCGATTTCGCGAGCATCCGCAACAAGCTCAACCTCTACCGCAAGATAAGGGGGTGGGGATGATGCCGAACTATATGAAACTTAGGGGGCTTCTGAATAACATCATGTATAAGGACACCGCCGATATTTATCGTGTGGTTGAAGCACAAGCCGATGACGGCTCTGATGATTATGACGAAGCGGAAACACCTGTTTATGAGGCTATCCCTTGCAAGCTGTCACAGTACGGCAAGGAGCTCACACAGGACAAAACAGATAGAGGCGTGAACATCATTATGGATTTACGGCTCTGCTGCTCCCCAGAGTATCAGATAAGAGAAAATGACATCGTGAAGGTCACTCACAACGGCCAGCACTTCCTTCTAAACGCTGGAAAGCGGTTTGTTTATCCTACCCATCAAGAAATACCTGTGAAGCAGGTAAAGGAGGCAGGCAATGGGGATGACGATTAACGGCCTTGATGACCTGCAAGAAAAGCTGGAGCGCATGGCAAGGGAAACACCTGCAGCCGGAGCGAAGTTTCTTGCACAGGAGGGCGAATTGCTCCGAGGCCGAACGGTGGAAAATACGCCAGTCGATACTGGGCGCCTGCGTAACAGCTGGAAGATTAAACAGCCCGAACCGTTGCGGGTTGAAGTCTACAACAACACGGAATATGCGCCGTTTGTTGAATATGGGCACAGGGTAAAAGTCCATGGCAAATTCACAGGAAAGGTTGTTCCAGGGCAGAGGATGCTTCACAAGGGGCTGGCTGAAACCAAGGACAACTTCCTTGAAGATGCTAAAGAGGTGCTGGGGGCGATTTTGAAGTGATAACGGCTGTGGAACTGCGGGCGGCTATTACTTCTTTGCTAAAGAAGAATTTCCCCGCGTACAAAGTTCATTTTGATAATGTCGAGAGGGCAAATCAAAGCTATTTCTATGTGTGGCTGTCACCCCGGAGCAAGACCATTGACCGGGTATATTATGACAGAACCATTGACATAGATATTCAGCTGGTGCTTCTCCCAGACTGCAAAGGCCGCGTTAAGCGGTCACTACTTTATGATGCCATCGATACGCTGGATGTGGCCTTGCGCCCGGTGCTGCAGATTGGCGATAGATTTATCACCATATCGAGCACCAACAGTGTTATCGTGGATGAGATTCTGCATTATGAATTCTCGTTAGACTTCACCGATGCTTTGCCAGGGGAAGAAGTCGTAGAACTCATGCAGGAGCTCTATTTGAATGGTTTTATCGAGTTAGACGAGGAGGTTTAATATGCCTGAATTAGGATTGCCGCAAATCATCATTGATTTCAAAACGAAATCTGTTAGCGCTATTCAGCGTAGCGCCCGCGGTATCGTGGTGATGCTCTTGAAGAACGAGGCCACCAACACGAGCAAGTTTTACAAGATTGTGGACAGCACCGATGTTCCTGAAACGGAACTCACTGACCGCAATGTTGACCTGGTGAAGAAGTGCTTGCTGGGCACTCCGGCCAAGGTGCTGCTCTACACTCTGCCGCTGGATTCGGTGACGATTCCCGAACCGGCAGAAGGCGAAGAAGCGCAAGCCCGCATCACGCAGGCCACCATCTTGAAACAGCTCAAGGTGGTTAAGTGGAATTACATCTGCCATCCTACTGCTACCACGCAGGAGATGACCGACCTTTCCACCTGGGTGAAATCCCAGCGCACCACTTACCGCAAGACCTTCAAGGCCGTTGTTGCTCACGAGCCCGCAGACAACATGGGCGTGACCAACCTTACCACGGACCATATCCGCGTAATCAATCCTGCATACACGGATGCGCTGAACCTTGCGGGCGGCGATGAAACGCAGGTGCCGAACACTATCCAGAAGTATCTGGTATATAGCGCAGCAGAATATACCGCACGCATTGCCGGTGTATTGGCAGGGCTGGCGCTTGACCGCTCCGCTACCTATTACGAGCTCCCCGAAGTTGTGGATTGCGATACCTATGAGGATATCGATGCAGCTATCGACAACGGCGAGCTTTGCCTGTTCGATGAATTCGACGGCAACGGCGTAAAGATTGCGCGTGCCTGCAACTCCCTCCACACCTTCACCACCGATGTGGGCGAGGATTTCCGCTTCATCAAGATTGTGGAAGCCGTGGACATGATTACCGACGATATCCGCGATACCTTCAAAAATCGCTATGTCGGCAAGATTATCAACGACTACGACCACAAGATGCTTTTCATTGGCGCTGTCATGGTATACTTCCGTGGCCTGAAAGGCAATGTGCTTGATGCAAGCCCCACGGCTGTCAACATGGTGGATATCGACGAAGCCGCCCAGGCTGATTACACCACCCTGCATGGCCTCGATAACCCCGCCGATTTGACGGTTCAGCAGATTCGCGAATACAACACCGGCACGAAGGTAATGCTTTCCGGCCGCGTGACTCCTGTAAACGCGATGGAAGATTTGAAGATTGACTTTGTGATGTAACAGAGGGAGGGTATAGACTATGGCAAGAGCTGCAGAAGATGTAAAATACCGTGGCCGCCGTCGCTGGAACGGCTCCCATGGCAAAGTATGGTGGGATGGCCTGCTGCTGTTTGAAATCAGCAAATTTGAGGCCAAAGTAACCGCCGACCGTGAAGATGTGCTGATTGGTAACTCCAAGGACTCCAAGATTGTCTCCTTGACTGGTGAGGGCTCCTTCACCATCAAGAGCGTTATCAACCGCAACATCAACCAGTATCTGGAGGAATGGAAAAGCGGCCATGACCCCCGCGCTAACCTCGTGGGCCTCATTGATGACCCCGATGCGGTTGACGGTCAGAAAGAACGCTGCTCCATCGACAATGTATGGTTCAATGAGCTGGTGCTCATGAACTTCGAAAAAGGCCAGGTTGTCGAGAAGGAATTCCCCTTTGGCTTCACGCCGGAGGATGCTTCCTTTATCGAAACTGTGTCGGCATAAGGTGTATGTAAGGAAGGCAGGGTAACACCTGCCTTTTTGATTGGAGGAAACTATAATGGCTATTTCCGTTAAAGAACTGATTGAGAAGAAAGAGGCTATCGAGCAGGCGAAGAAAGCCCGCTTTGATATTCAGACCAGCGCCGGCGTGATGACGGTAAAACTCCCGACTCGTGCCGATATCATGGAGGCCCTTTCGCTTGAAAACCCCGACTCCTATCTGATTGTCAATACAGTTGTGGAGCCGAACCTTAAGGACAGCGCACTTCTGAAAGCCTACGGCTGTTTGGAACCCACAGACATCCCCGAAAAGATTTTCGAGGCTGGCGAAGTCAACGCTATTTCTGGGAAGATTATGCGCCTGGCAGGTGTCAACAAGAATATCCATGCTGAAATCCATGAAGAAGTAAAAAACTAATTCATGAGAGCTGGGAGGCGGAAACAGCCGCCTTCCTCCTTCTCAAAGGACACAAGCTGGATTATTTCTTTGGACTGTCAGAGCTGGAAAAGGTATTTTGCTATACAGCGATGATGGAAGAAAAAAAGCAGGAGGGCGAAAAAATGAAAGCCCTTATGCAGATTGTAGCAGGGGGGCGGCTTAAGCTATGAGCGAAAATAATGCTCAAATGACATTATCGGCGGTGCTTGAACTGAAAGACCGCCTGACAGCTAAAATTAAAACAGCCAATAAGGCAATGGGACAGACCAAAGCCGC